GGTTGCCATTATAATCTCCTTTCGGTTGTCGTCCTCCGGAGGGGAGCGCTTGCCCCCCTCCGTCGGGACGTTATGCCGCATTACGCGGCGCGGTTTGTTTTACGCGATCAGTTTGCCACCGCGACGTCGGAGAACTTGGAGCAGCACTCCAGACGGACGAGGTACGGCTCGACGAGGATCTTCGCGGTGAGCATCGCCTTCCAGCCGATCGAGCTGCGCTGATCGAGCGGGTCTGCAACGCCCGCGGAGCCGAGCTGCTTGATCATCGTGCGCAGGCCGCCGCCTTCGATCTCGGTGACGCCGTATGCGCCGTCGCCAAGGAACAGGCAGCAGTAGACTGCGCCGCCGGTCGCGTTGCCTTCGGGATAGATCACGGTGTTATCCGCGATGTTTTCGGTGATCGCTTCCTGAGTCGTGATCGCGGCGGCGGCGGCGGTCGAAGCGGTGTTGCCCGCCACAGTATAGGTCTTGCCGCCCACGACGATCTTCTTGCCGGTGAGCGCCGAGCCCGCGACAGTTCCGCCGTCGTATACGATCGTGTGCTGGTTTGCGCCGCCGGTGACAGCGCCGTTGACCGTAAGCGTGCGGCTGTCGGAGGCGAGGTCTTCGCCCTTGATGATCTTCGCCTCGGTCGATTCGACGAAGCGAACGCCCGCGACCTGACCGATCTCGCCGTTGTAGAGTTCGGTCGGCTGTGCGTACTTGTGCGCGTCGATCCATTCGGGATCACGGCGCAGATCATAAACGACGTGCGGATGGACGATAGCGACGTAGTAGCCGTTGATCATCGGCGCGTTCTGCGCTTTGAGCTTGGTCACGATCTGCTCGACCATGTCGACGGTCAGCTTGCAGTTCGCGGTCAGAGCGCCGCGGGAGGTGACCTCGGTCACGACGGCGCCGGAAACGCTGTCGGCGTACGAAACGTTCGTCCCGGTGCAGAGGATGTCGCGGACGATAGTGTCGAGCGTGAGCCCCGCCTGCTGGCCGAGGATCTTCGTCGCCTCGAGGATGGTGTTGTCGATCGCCGTCAGCTCGAGCACGTCGGACAGTACGACGTAGTCGCCGTACGGACGGACGGTCGCGGTCACCGCGGAAGCGTCGAGCTTTTTGCCCGCCGGGGTCACGCCCTCGGAAAGGGGAGTGGTCGCCTTCTCGAGCTTCGAGAACTTGCGGAATTCAATGGTCTTGCCGCCGTTTCTCGGGATCGGACGCTTCTGTCCGAACTGCTGATGGACGAGGTTCGGACCCGCCTCGTCGATGAGACGCATATCGTAATACGTCTTGTTCTCGACGGAGAGGTCGTTGCCGGTCGTCGCGGTCGTGTCGGTGGTCTTGTTTACGTAGTTCGTCGGATCAGCGAAAAGCTGAAGATCGAGCACGTAAAAAATCGCGTTCTTGATGATTTCCATTGTTTTCTCCTTGTGTTTTTTGAATTTTGTGCGAGGAGAAGCGCACAAGCGGCGTCAGGAGAACGATACCCTTTCGCCTCTCGCCACGCGGCGGTCAAGCTCCTCGCGTTCCGCCTTCGTCAGCGCCTTCGGATCGCTCTTGACGATCGCGGCGCTCTGCGCGGTCGATCCGTTCTCGGCGGGACGGCGTGCGGTCTGTGCGTACTTCGCGGCGATACGTTCCCCTTCTTTTTGCTCCGCCTTCTGAATGACGGCAGGAATAAGCTCGCCCTTGTGTACTACCTCGTACGCGCTCGTCACGTCCACGTTGTTCTGGATCAGGGAGCAGAACTTCTCGTTCTGTATCTCGGTGTCAAAGTCGAACGACGGATAAAACTTCTTTGTCTCCTCGCTCTCCTGCATCCACTTCGATACGAGCCGGTCGGTCGCTTCCTTGCGCTTCATCTCGTCGAGCTGCGCGTTCAGCCGACGGTTTTCTGCCTGCGCCAGCTTCTCCGCCTTCACGCGTTCGACGGAGACTCCCTGCTCGAGCGCCTCGTCCTCGTACAGCGAATCGTCCCCGGAGATCGCGTCGGCGAGCGCCTTCGCGTTTTTCGGGTCGACGTTGTACTTTGCGGCGAGAAGCCCGAGGGATTCCTCAAGCTGGTCGTACATCCCGGCCTTGGACGAAACGCCCTTGAGCCGGTCCGCGACGGCGGACGAGACCTTCTTGCCGTAAAGATCCTTGAACTCGCCCTTGATGAGCGCGTCAAACCTTGCGGCTCTCTGTTCCGGCGTCTCCGTCGCTTCGGCGGTCTCTGCTTCTCCCGTCGCTTCGCTCGTCTCGGTGCTCTGCTCGGCGCTCTGCGCATCGGCGTCCGGCTGCTTGCCGAAGACTACGTTCGCGAACGGGTCCTTCTTCGCCTGCTTTTCGGCTCTCTCGGCGATATACTGCGCCGCCGGAGACGCGCCGCCTGCCGGTGCTCCTTCTCCGGTCGCGTTTCCCGCGCCCTCGGCGAAAAGCTGAAGATCGAAAACAGATCCGTCGTGATTGTTGCTTATAGTCATAACTGACTCCTGCCCGTTCGGTGGGCGATCCCGTTGTCTGCCGCTTACGGCGGCGAATCGTCTCACGCGCGGCCGCGTCAGAGAGCGTCGAAATCGCCCTTTGCGCTGACCTTTACGCGGTCAAGATAATTGTACTGCAGGAGAAAATACCCCCTTGTCAGCACGATGAGATCGTGCCGCAGGACGTTGTAATTCTCCGCGCTTGAGCAGGCGCACTCGACGAGCGCGTCGCCGCTTTCGGTCATTACTTTCGGCTTGCCCTTGAAAAACTCCGGGATCAGGTCGAGATCGCGGATATGCTGCGCGATCATCATCGTCACCATCGAAGCCGCCGCACACACGAGATCGGCGCCCTTTTCGGCGGTCTGCGCGTGCCCCTTGACCTGTATGCGCACCTTCTTCGTGCGCCCGTTTGCCGTCATCCTGACGTTGATCATATATGCCTCCTTACACCGGCGACGTTGCGTTCGCCGTATTCTGTCTCGCCGACTTAACGTTCGACGCCTCGCTCTCGCTCCCGCCGATCGAAACGTCCTCGCCTCTCTTGCGCTCGGTCGACTTCGCCGCGTCGGAAGCGTCGCCTCCGGCGACGGAAGCTCCCGGCGTCATCATCGGAGCGGCCGCCCAGAACGACTGACCGGCGGCGATGATCTTCTGCTTGAGCTCGTCCTTCTTGTCGAAGTCCATCATGTCAAGGCAGAGCACCGCCTGAGACACCATCTGCGGGTTGAAAAAGCCGAGCTGGTAGAACTGGAGCGCAAGCTCGTTCTGCGAAAGCTTCGCGTACGGGCTCGCCTTCTGCACCGTGACGTTGATGTCGAACTCCGGCAGTCTCCAGTTGCCCGTCTCGTCAACTTGCGGCGCAAGCCCGGAATTCGAGAACGACACGTACTCCGCCACGCCCTGCTCGCCGAGTATGCGAAAACGCCTCGGCAGGTCGTAGAACTGACGTATCAGCTCGATGATCATAAGCACGACGTTTTTGAAACACCTGTAAGACGACTTTATAGCGTCGCGCGAGAGCTTCGATCCCGCCTCCTGCATCGCCGCGATCGCCGAAGCCGCGGTCACTCCGGACGTCGTGCCGCCGTTCGAGACGTCGCGGTTGCCGGTGATCTCTTTGAGCTCCTCGATCTTGTCGCGCAGAACATCGACGTATATCCCGTCAAGACCCTTGCCGTTGATCGGCATTATGCTGTCCGTGCCGAGATTGCCGTCCACGTGCACGAGATCCTTCGTCAGATCGGCGTACTCCTCCTCGTTGACCGCTCCGTCGCTACGCACAAAGTGCCTCGGACGCGCGTTTGCGAGCATATTCTGCATGATCGCCTGATTGCCCCGGTCGATATACTCCTGCGCGTCCTTGCCGACGTCAACGTACCCGAAACCGGCGCACGAGCCCTCCTCCTCGAAGAGCACGTCCATCTCGAACGGATAACGGCCGTGATCGTACCACCCCGTGAAGCGCATCTCCGGGTCGTTTTCCGTCGCGAAAAGCACCTCGTCGTTCACGAACTTGCAGTAGTGCAGTAGCACGCGCCCGGTCTGGGGATCGCGCTTTTTATAGTACCAGTCGATCACCGCGCTTTTGTCGCTCGTGTCGACCGCGTCGTCGTACACATACTCGGAGAGCTTGATCGTCGGCGTCGAGAGCTTGCCGGAAAGCTGCGGATACTCCGCGACGAGCAGATCGTTGTCGCAAAGCTCCACGTGGAACACGTTACGCGAGCGCTGTATGTCCGTTATCCCCGGCTCCCAGAACAGCGAGAGCACGTCCACCTTGCGCACGGAGATATCGCCCATACCGTTGGCGGCATCCTTGTCCCAGAATACGCCGTAAACGCCCGTGCCGGTCTTGAGCTTATAGCGCCACACGTCCGAATACGTCCGCTCGTAGTTGCACGCGTCAAGTATCACCGGGATCACCGACGAGAGCATCCTCGCCTCGAACTCGTCGCCCTGCTCGCGCGCGAGCACGTTCGGCGCGGGATAGTTATCCATCGCGTCCGCGTGCTTGTTGCAAAGCGCGTTGAAAAGCCAGCCGGACGCGGGCTCGACGCGCTGCTTTTTGACCTTGCCGTCCGAGCGCCGGAGCACTTCCCAATGACGCATCTTGTACCACCGCTCGTCGTCGATGATCCTCTGCTCCAAGTGCGCCTTGCCCTGCTTGTACTTCTGGAGCGTCTGATACGCCTTGCGCACCGCCTCTTTGCCGATCGGCTGATCGAGCGCCGCATAAGCGTCGCCCGGTGCTCCCTCGTCGAGCGCTCCGGGGACGACCTCGCCGTCGGCGCTCCCGCCGAAAATCGAGCGCACCCCGTCCTTTAACCTGTCAAATATAGCCATATATCCTCCTGTTTCTGCGTATTTACGCTTATCCGATCACGCGCACCGTCTCGATGTGCGGCGCCGGCAGTATATCCTCCTTCGGGATGTCGAGAAACATCGCCGTCGGCGTCGAAGCGTACGGATCGCCCTTCTCCACCTTGCGCGGAGCGATCGGACGGCTCATAGCAAAGTAGCGGCACTCGTCGGCGACGTGATCCTCTCCGTCGGTGTCGAGGTCTTCCGGGCGGTAGTCGTCGTACATCAGCGTCGGTATGGTCCGTATGAACGCCTTGCAATTTTTGAATACGTACATCATCGCGTACCCGTTGTGGTCGAACGCTAACCGGTAGTGCATCTGCATCCATCCGGCGTTGCGCGAATTGTCGCCCGGAGTGAAGCGCACGCCGCAGCGCCCGGCGATCTCCGCGATGCTCTCGCCTCTCTGAGCGTCCCAGATCGCCGGATCGGCGACGCCGAGAATGTGCCGACCCTTGAGCCAGCGGTGCGTGGTCTCGATCTCGTGAACGCGCTCGAAGACCTGTTGCGGGGTCCATTTGACGCCGGTGTTCGGCTCGTCGGTGCAGCCGTAGAGCTCCAGTATGCGATACGCCACGCCCTCGCCGTCAACAGCCCACCAGCCCACGGAGAACGGCCGCGAATATCCCCAGTCGAACGAGCGGTAAAGTTTATAATCTCCGGTGATCTCGAACGGCTCGATGACGTGGGTCCACTTGCGGTCGATATAGTGCTCCGGGATGTTTTGGAACTCCTCGAAGAACTGCCCCTCGAAGATGTCCCAGTCGCCCTCGAGCCACGCCCGGCGAAGCCGCGGCGGAAGCGCCTCGAGCGCCCGGATATATTCGGGCTGACTCTCCATCAGCGCCTTGTTGTCCGTGACGAGGGACTGTATAAAGCTATAATCCTCCGGCGTCTCGTCGTCGAGATAGTCTCGATCCACGAAAAGCCGCTTGACCCACGCGTGCCCGACGCCGCCGGGGTTGCAGGTCAGATACGTTCGCTTCGGAAAATCCCCGGAAACGCCGCGCACACACGCGTTTAGTATCTTGAACTGCTCCTCGGTGAACTGCGTCGCCTCGTCGACAAACAAAACGTCCGTCTCCGTGCCTTGGTAGTTGTCAAGATCGCGGTCGTTGGAGCAGTACCGGAACAGTATCTCCGAGCCGTTTGTGAACGTCAGCTCCTTTTTGCTGTCGTTGTACCGGTATATCGCCGTCGGGAGCATGGCCCGGATCGGCTTGATGTGGTTTGCGATCAGCTCCGGATAAGACCGGCGCATGATCATCAGCTTTATCCCCGGATACTGCATCGCAAGCAGTATCGCCTTTACGCGCACCGCCCAGCTCTTGCCGCCTCCTCGCGCGCCTCCGAACGCGACGTATCTGTGATGATCCGCAAGGAATAACCGCTGACGCTCCGACGGAGTCCCCAAATCTATAACTGCGGCGCCCGCGCTCATCCGGTCCACTCCTCGCTCGCGCCCTCGATCCTGACGACGATCTCCTTTTTGTCCTCGGTATCGTCGCGCGCGTCTTTGACGAGCTTGCCGATGCGCGCCTCCTGCTCGCGTGCGTCCGCCTCGCTCTTGACGTGCAGTATGTCCGCTATATCCTTGAGCGCCCCGGTCACGTCGCGCGGCCGCAGACCGTAGTCTATGATGTTCCCGCGCTCGACCACTTCCGCGATCTGACCCGCGAGCTTGTACGCGATATCGTATATCTTTTCCTTGTACGCTATGTCGTTGGCCTCCGCGGCGCGCAGATTGACGACCGCAAGATCGCGCGCGTGCTGTCTGCGCATCTCCACCCAGTGCTCGCGCATGCTGTGCGCCTCCGTCGCCTTGACCGTGACCCCGTGCTTTTTTGCCAGCTGCCGGAGCGTGATGCGCGTCGTGACGTACTCCGCGCGTATAGCCGCCCATGCGGGCGCGTCGTCGGGCTTGCCTTTCGCCGTCGCCATCGTCAGCGCCTCCTCTCGCCCGGTTTTGATACCATCGTACCACGCGCCAAAACCCCCCCCTAAAAAACGCGCTTCGGGCATATACGCGCGCAACATACGACGCAGGCACCGCCACACGCCCCCGGCTTACGTCCTGCTCATGTTGCAAGAGGCGCTCGGGCTGCTCACCGTCCGCCGCAAATAAAAAGACCCTCGCGGGTCTTTTTCGGATAATCCCCTCCTCCCACGAAGTATGTCGTCTTTCCGCAGACGGAGCATATCCGCTTATATGACTTCTTTTGCCGATAGTTTTTTCTCCAATCCCTTTCGAGCTTCTTCAGGTGCTTCTCATAGTCGCGCCTCAAGTACGGGCTTTTCGTTTTCGCTATTGCCGCTTTCACGCGCTCAATCTCATTTATCAATTCGGTCGCATTCACTTTTCCTTACCTCCCGGCACCGTCTTTTGTGCGCCGTGCAATATCCGTAGGCGTGGCTCATTCCGATAGCGTGATAGTTTGTCGGCTCGTATCTCTGCGACCACACTCTCCGCTTATAGTGCTTGCACCGCTCACATTTGCTTACTTTCATCTTCCGCTCCTTCGTATGGTCTTACGACTTCGCATACAGTTTCGCCGTCGTTGAGTAAAATATAGCGGTGAGTCTCGCGCAGTATTCCGAGTTGCCGGAGTTTTCCCTCTTGTTCTTCAGCTTCGCGGTTTTTGCGCGCGGCTTTTTCTCTCGCCTCTTTGCGACGGGACTCGTGATATTCTATCTCTCGCTCGCAAAATTCCCTTTTTGCCTCTCGCGCTTCGATAATGCAAACCACGATTCGCGGCAGACTGACAACGAGCGCCGCAACGACCGTTATTGCGATTTTCGTGATAACGGTCACTTCCCGCCTCCGTCCATTTTCGCGCCGCAAGAAGGGCAATATTTGTATGTTGCGGTCAATATCAGTGCGCGTCCCGTGTGGTCTGCGCCGCGCGTTGAAGTTTTGTTACCACAAGCCGAGCATTCGCCGATTTTTTCGCCGATCTGCGTCCACTTCCCGTGCCTTACTTCCTGCACGTCGGCGGCGGGCTCTTTTGCCAGTTTGTCCGCCCAAAACTTTACACAAGCGGCGGGACCAGCAAACTGTGGATCGCTCGCAAACCTTCGTTCTCCGTAGATTTCTTCGGGGTATTCGATCTCGGCTTTAGTCTTGAGCGTGTTGAAATGCTCTATCATCGCCTCAATTATGGGTTTTACATCAATGTACTTCTTTTCCATCATCAGCCCTCCTGTTCCACGCTTCGATTGCTTCGGCTTAGGTCGCCCACGGCATAGCCGAGCAGGGCGATCAGAATGCCGATTATTATATTCGCGATCATTTCTTTCCCTCCATTTCTGCGTAGAGTTCGTCCATATCAAGCCCGGCGTACTCTTTGAGGTACATCTTGAACGTGGCGTAGTGTTCTTGAGCTTCGACATCGTCCTTGCCGAGTAGGTCGCACATTCGCCCGTGTTCCGAGTCTATCGCCTTATAAAACTCAACGAGCTTGTCCTTGTCAAAGCCGAAGTCGTTATACAGAGTATAAAGCATAAGCGAGTCGAACAGTTGAGTCGCGTGTTTGAACTGTACCTTGACTTCTTCGTGTACGTTGTGCCGTAATTCTTCTTTCGCGGCTTCTTTCGCCGCTTCTGCTTCGCGGCGAAGCATTCGTCTGTATGCGTTCATTCTTTTTCCCCGCTCCTTATCAAGTCAAACATTGTAAATTGCACGTCCTTCTCTTCGCTCTCGCGTTGCAGATATCCCACTCCGTCCCGGAAGTAATCGGAATTTAGTTCAACGCCGTACCCTTTCCGTCCTGCCCGGATCGCACAAAGCGGCACCGTCATCAGCCCGCCGAAGGGATCGAGAACGAGGTCGCCCGGATTTGAATAGCGATTTATGATTCGCTCTACTATGTCGATCTGAAGCGGGCAGACGTGAAGGGCTTGACGTCTTTGGCTTTGTGTAGTGTTGAGAGTTTTCATTCGGCTTATGTCGTCCCATATCTCCGTACTCCACGAAGCGGGAGGGGCAAGCATAAACGTCGCAGGGAGTCGCCCGCCCTTGTCGAGTTCTTCGTACATGGCGACGTGCTCGGCAAAATCATATACATTGTTTCGGCTAAACTCTTGATACGCCTTCGAGAGCGTTGATACATCTGTGTCTTTGAGTTCCTGCTTCGTCATAAACCTATCGCCCGACGATCTCCAAAAAGAGTGCGCGTCAAGCTGCCAACGGGCGCGGGTGTACTCTTCTTTGGTCTTTTTAACCGGCTCGTCGGCGTAGGCGCGGGAAGTGTCTGTCGGAAGTTTTCTGAAAAGCAAGACGTATTCGGGACAACCGACCCCCATTTTTGAGCCGTCCTTGCATTGTTCCGTCCAACCGAGGCGATATGTCTGATTATTTTCTCGCACGACGTCAGTCAATACCACGATTCGCCCCATATACTTGAAGCCGTGTTTGAGATAGTGGAAAACCGTCATTTCCGAGAAGGGGTCTATTGTCGGCATTCCGTCGCCGGTCGCGTTCCCGAAAAGAACTCTGTCTTTGACGTGTACCGCACATATTCTCCCCGGCTTCAAGACGCGGAACAGTTCGGGCGTCAGATAATCCATCTGCCGGAAAAATGCTTCGTTGTCCTCGTTATGCCCGAAATCGTTGTAACTCGGTGTGTATTCATAGTGATTTGAAAACGGGATTGAAGTATGTATCAATCCTACGCTCTCGCTTTCCATCCGCGCTACCTCGTCAACACAATCGTTGTTGACGGCAACCCATCCTTCGCCTTCTATCTTCACTCTCTTCACTCCTATACTTCGTTTCATCGACGCGATAATCTCGTTCGTCGATAATCCGTTTTTCTTAATAAGCTCGCGCATTTTCTCGTTTTGGTAGTCGTACCGTTTCCACTTTTCGAGCAATTCGGCGAGAATCGCTTTTTCGTTCTCGGTATAGATGATGTCGATAACGACTTCTTCGGTCTGCAAAAAGCGGTAAATGCGGTGGATCGCCTGAATGAAATCATTGAATTTGTAGTCGATACCTACGAATATCGCGCGGTGACAATGCTTTTGGAAATTACATCCTTGCCCGCTGATCTCTTTTTTCGTCGCAAGCAATCTGTTCTCGCCCTCCGAAAAAGCGATAATGCGGCGTTCCTTTTCGTCGATGTCAAGCGTGCCGTAAACCTCGACGGCTTCGGGAAGCGCCTTTTTGATCGCTCTGCGTTCATCTTCGAGGTCGTGCCAAAGGATAAAATGATCTTCCGGCGAAGCGTCAACGATCTCTTTCATCTTCGCAACGCGCACGTCGAGACTGTTGCGCTTTTCTTTTGCCGCTTGCGTCAGACCTTCCGCGGCGTCAAGCACAAGTCCGATCTGCCCGCTCCGGCGATCTTCCTCATATCGAAGCGGCATTTCGATCTTGTGATAATTGATCTTCATAGGCGGCAGATCATACCCGGTATCATCGAAGCCGAGATCAGACGGCTTTTGAAGAAACAAAGCCCACGTCGATACCCAAAGCCAAAACTCGGCTTCTTTATGCGGATAGAGCGTTAAGTTATTCGCTTTCGTGCTATCCCTCTGAAAGAAACGAGTCAATGCTTGTCCGCTGTCCATCACTTCAAGGAAGGCGGCATAATGAATAATCTCTTTGTACTTGTTCGGATCAGGTGTTGCAGTCGCCACGAGCTTATATTTCACGCCCTTAAACAACGGCAAGAACTCTTGATATGTTTTACTACCGAACGAGCGAAGTACACTCGCTTCATCGAGACATACGGCGCAAAACGCTTTCGGGTCAATATCGCCGTCTCTGACCCGCTCGTAATTCGTAATCACGATAGGCGCATCGTTTGCTTCGATCTCTGCGGCGTTCCTCACATAAGGCGGCGCAGTCATTCCGAGCAACTTCACCGCGTCGTGAGTGAACTCTTGCTTTACTCCGAGCGGCAGAATTATAAGCGCTCGACCCTTTTCGTGCGCGGTGACTTGTCTGCACCATTCGAGTTCTTGCACGGTCTTGCCTAAACCGAAGGACTCAAAGAGCGCTCGCCTACCGCCGGATAAAGCCCATTTTACCGCCGCTCTCTGATGAGGCAGTAACACATCTGACAGATCTTTCTCTGCGATCTCAAAACCGCTTTTGGGCGCGGTTATAACCTTTGTCGTTAAGAACTCATAGTACGGGTCACTCATTTCCCCAACCTCCTTTGTCTCGGCTCACCTCGCGTACCTCCGCGCCCATTCCGCGATCAGAAGTGACTCTGCCATTCCGTCGTTGTCTTTGCGCGACCTCTCCGTAGGGAGAAGCGATACGCTCGGAAACAGTCTCCGCGCCTCGGCGATACTCGCGTCCTTATCGCGCTTCAGGAGCGCAAACTCTTTCTTCCACCTCTGCGGCGTGACGAGCGCGTAGGGTATCTCGTTCGCTACGAGAAGCCCCTCGATAAATCCCGCGTTCCGACCAAACTCAAACGTGGACGATACGCCTTGCATCGGTCTCGCGCCCACTTTCTCCAAAGCGCACACCGCGCGTTCTCCGTTCTCGATACGCTCTCCGATAAGTCCGAGACGGTCGCGGTATATAATCTCGTCGAACGGATCGACCGTTATTCCCACTTCGTCGATTATCGCTATCGCCCCGCTCTTGCCGGGGTCTATGCCTATGTATATCATTTCATCCTCCAAACTGTTCGGCGGCGCTCATAACGAGCTCCGCATACCATCGCGAGCCGTCGTCGTGTCCCACACTATAAGCGGTCAGCGCGGCGGCGACGTCGCCGTACTCCCCGATCAGATCGCCGAGCCATCCGATCCCGTGCCGGATGTTATCTTCCGGCGACAGACCACTCGGAAAATACCGCGGGTTAAGCTGACAGTATCCGTAACACCCCGACTTGCTCACCGCGTCCGAAGTAAAGCGCGACTCGGTATAGATAAGACCGAGCGCGAGCGCATACGGTACTCCGCTCTCCTCGCAGACCGCGCGAAGCACCGCGTCGTGTTCCGGCGGCAGCTCTGTGCAGACCTCGACCGGCTCGGCCGGGATCTCCGTCTCCGTTTCTGTCGCCTCCTCGGTCGTCGCTTTCGCGGTCGTTTCCGACGTTTCGGTTTCGACCCTGTCCCTCATACCCTCGGGCGCTTCCGTCGCGATTTGACGCGTTTTATCGCGTCCTGCGCCTCCGGTGATCCTGACCGTCTTCGTCTCGACCGTCGTCCCGACCGTCTTTTCGCGGTCCTTTGTGTCGACGGCAACGAGCGCGATCACTATCGCGATCAGCGCGATCACGCTCGCGACCGTGTTTATCATCGTCTTTGTCATCCTCCATCCTCGCTTTCGTAGCTTTCGGCCTCCTCGCGCTGACTGTGACTCATAAGCATCAGCGCGACGGGGCAGTTCTCGTACTCGTACCCGTAGCAGTATATGTCCCGGTGTCGTTCCTTCTCCGCACCCGACGGGAACGTCATATGCAGATTGCTCCGGGGATAAAGCCCCTCGCAGATCAGCTTGAACGTGCTCTCGCCTTTGTAGTACGGACAGACCGCACAAACGGATTCATACCACTTGCCCGTCGCTGCCACCCCCTCTCGCTTCCCGCAGATACTCCATCAGCTCCGGATCGTCGCCGTAGCTGCGCATCAGCGCGGCGTCAAAGGCGTCGTCCGTCTCAAAGCTGCGCCCGGTTTTGTCCCTTGCCTTGCTCTTCCGCTTCCGCTCGTCGTCGCAGGCGTTCGCCTCCCACGACATCAGCTTCGCCTTCCAGTCCGTCACGCCCTGCCACCGGCGCTGGGTGTAGTAGTCGACGAATCGTGCGGGATCGACCTTGAGCTTTCGCTCTCGGCAAACGGTCCTGACCTGCTCGACCGTCGGCGGGATGAATCCCGTCTCACCGTCGCCGCCGTCGTCGCCGTCGTCGACGACAACGTCGTCGCTTCTCTTTGCTTCTACGTCGACGTAAGGAGACGTAGAAGTTTCTCTTATATATATATCTTTCTTCTGCGCGGACAACTGTTGTCGTTCCGTTGTCGTTTTCGGTTGACAACTGTTGTCGCCTTTTTGCCTGTACTGTTCGCGCTCTTTTTGCCTGATGGCCGCCGTCCTCTCGCGGTTGTATTCGCGCTTGCGATCCTCGGCTTCCGACCCCTGATACTTGCTCCAGTTTTTGATCGCGATGAATCCGTCTTTGTCCTCGATCATCCCGTAATAGCTGAAGACTTCAAGCGCGGTCCTCACGTCCGCAGGCGCCCGGTGGAGCTTCTCGGCGATCAGTCTCGGCGTGTACGGCATATCGTCGCTGACCGCCAAAACACCGCCTCGGTTTATCTTCCCGGCAAGGCATAAAAGCTGTAACCAAATGAGCACTATTCTGTCGCGTTTTTTGTCGGACAATCGGCTGCTTTTCGGCAACTTTTCGGACAAAATTCGTCCGTTTTTCGGACAAAATTCGTCCGTTTTTCCGCTCATTTTCGGCAAAAATTCGCCCGAAAAAATGCTCAAAATTTTGTCGTTTTCGAGGAAGTCGACCCAGAGCTTTATCCATTTTTGACCGCTCATCGCTCTCACCTCAGAACGGCAGCCCTTCGTCGTCCGGCACGTTCTCCGGCTCGCGTTTTGTCGCCGTGTAACGGTCGAGCTCTGCGCCCGTGAACTGTCCCGGAAGCCCCGGATGGGCGTCCTTGCGCTCGGCGTCGGCCTTGGAATCGACAAAGTATATCTCGTCGCAGACGACGTCCGTCGCGTATCTCGTCGCGCCCTCTTTATCCGTCCACTTGCGGTTCTGGAGCGTGCCGGTGACGCAGATCGACGAGCCCTTTTTGAAATACTTGCATACCAGCTCTGCGGCCTGACGCCACGCCGTGCAGTTTACGAAATCGACCTCCTGCGTGCCGTCGGCGCTCTTGAATCGGCGGTTTACCGCCACCGTGAACGACGTCACCGCGACGCCGTTCTGCGTGCTTTTGAGCTCCGGATCAGCCGTCAGACGTCCTCCGAGCACGATCTTGTTGATGTTGAGATTTGCCATTTTTACCTCCCGTTGATTACATCTTCACGCGATCCGCGTCTCTCATCACGAAATCGCGCTCGTTTTTGCATTTGAAACACCACATGGTCTTTATATGTCCCGGCTCGCTTCGCCGCTTTTTGCCCGCAAATATCACTTCTCCGCATACCGGGCAGACGAACTCGCGACGAAACCACGTTTTAGACCTGCGCATCGACCGTAGCCAGCGGCATCGTTGCTCCGCCGATCTTGCGCTGGAGCGTCTCGATATGCCGCATCTGCCTCGTGACCTCGCCCATCCGCGCGCCGACGAAACGCGCGGCCTCGTCGCGGTTGGCGATCTTGAGACCCTCGTCGCTCCAGATCACGATCTCGTCGTACTTGTCCGAAGCGTTGATCGCTCTCACGTCCGCCGTCAGCTCGCGACGTGCGGTCGAGTCGTGGAACGAGCCCTTGCCGAGCGGGGAATATAATCCCCGCAAGGCAAAGTACACGTCGCGCTGGAGAGTCCACTCTCCGCGCCGGTCCTGAAGATAGCCGTACAGCGCGTCCGTTCTCGCGCCGACCTTCTCACTGTATCTCATCGTTGTCCTCCTTGTGTCGTATCCTGTATTTCTCTGCGTACCGGCGGCACGCGAAGCGCCGCATCTCAAGCGTCGCCGTCTGCGCACGGTCCTTGAAAAACGGGCATTTATCAACGTACTTGCTGTTGTCCGCCAGCGCCCGGCAATACCCGTCCTCGTATGCGAAGCACCGGTCGCGGCTGCACTTCGGATCGTTCCCACACATTACTCTTTGACCTCTCCAGTGCTCTCGTCAACGGCGACCTCGGTGTACTCGGCGTTGTAGACCGTCTCGTCCGGCACGTCGGTCATATCCACGTCGATCTTGGTCTTTATCGTCTGATCCTGAACGACCGCCTTTACGAAATCGGATCGCAGCGGCGCATACTTGAGCACGCGCTTCAGCACGGTCTTTTTTGCCATCTCCTCGAAGTTGGTCTTCCACGGCGAGAAGGACGAAGCGTACGCCTTGGAGTATCTTTCGGCGTGCTGCCTGACGTCGTCCATCGACATCACTTCAAAGCCGTAACCGCCGCTTTTCGTCCGGAACGACGCCCACACCTTGACCGGCTGACCTCTGTCGTGATCCGCGGGCTTGTGTACCAGCTTCGGCTCAAGCCCGTATTCCGCCTCGAATATGTCGTTTTCGTAGACGACCTGCGCCTGTATGCTCTCGACTTCTCCGGAGCGGTACGCAAGGTCGATCAAACCTTTATCAGCTACCCTGCGGTTTACCATCCCGCAGGACTGGACTATATCTTCTCCCTCTCGGGAGCCGCGCACTTGGAGCTGTAACTCATCTTCAGCCCTACTCGGTTACATTCATCACCGATAGTCTCTACACCACATACCAAACCTTTTTGCCTCGGATTTTCCCGCAGCGCTTCAGCGCTTTTGTTACGGATGAGCTCGGCGCTTTGAGATATTCTGCAAGCGCCTTTACGCTTTCAAATTCCGCGACGCCGCCGACGTGTAATGACGACTCAATAGCAACACGTTTCTTGTGTCCGGCGTTTGTTTGCGGATGAGTCTTGCGATACTCTTTTACAGCCGCTTTCCTTTTTTCGACAAGCTCTCTCGGTTGCTTCCTGCCCGTCAACGACTCGCTGATCTTTTTCCGCGTCTCTGAGCTGACCGGGTGACCGAGCCGGACGGTGTTGTAACTCGGATTCAGCTTCCCGATCCAAAACTGCTCTCGCTCGTGAAGTTCGGGAACGCCGCACTCCTCGATAAGCTCAAATGAAAAGCCGCCCGCTCCGTATTTGTCTATGTCCTCTTGAAAGCTCTTGCTGTGAATTGCTCCGTAACCTTTGCAAAAGTGCTCTTTCCATCGCTTCTCGACGTGTTTGCTTTTGCCGACGTAGCAGTCTTGTGTTAAAAGGTTTGTGATTTTGTAAATGCCTACCATATGACGCTCCTTTCGTCCTATGGTCTGGTATATGGCACGGGATTGCCCTTTAGGCGGGTTTCCCCGTTAGCACGGCTTTACGCCGCACACCCTTGAGTAATAAGGTTCACGCGGTTTTACTTGACCGTAAACGGTTCAGCCAAGCTGGAACTGCGCCTCCATCCGGCCGTGGTTGTTGTACGGCAGGATGTATGCCTGTCCGAGCGCCGTGTTCGGCTCGACGCCGAGCTGCGCGGCGGACATCATAGCGCCGAGAAAACTCTGCGGCGTGCACTCCGCGAGCTTCGGCGTCACGCTGATCGCCGAGAGCACCATTCGCGTAAAGCGCTCCGGGGTCATCACGGACGGGAGCGCTCGCGCGATCTCGCCCTCCATCGACTTGACGTATGACCTTATCGTCATACTCTTCTTTTCCTCTGCGGCTACCGCCTTTTCGTTTGCTTTGTTCTGGATCGCGTTCATTTGTTTTCTCCTTTGTTATAATATTATTTTTGTTATGCTTCTTTGCGGGCGCTCACGCGGAACGTGCGGCTCGCGTAACTGTGCGTGTACTGCCGGTACAGATCCGGATGCTCCTCGGCGAATCGCGCCGAATCGAACTTGTCCGTCACGCGCGACGCCCAGCTCACCTTCGCAACGCCGCAGGCACCGTAACCGCTGTCGCCCATAAACGCCTTGATCGCGTTCGCGTGCAGATCGCGCTGCTTCTTGAGCTCCTTGATCTCCTCGCCGATCTCGAGATACCGCACGACGTCGCCCTCGTAAGCGGTCAGATCGACGTCCGCGCCTCCCTCGCGCGGATATACCTCGTCGAGAGCTTCGACCGTCGCGATGCTCCCGTCGACCTCCGGCGGCGTCCCCTGCTCGACGTGCTCCCAGAACTCGCGCTCCATCTTCATAAGCGCGTCGATCTCGTCTTCGTCCCGCTCGAGCGTGAAGACGTGGAACTCTCGCCCGAGCACCAGCACGGCGAGATACCACCGCCGGCACCCGGTCACGGCAAGATAGTGAAGACACTGCGCGTAGTAGTCCTCCGGGAACTCCACGTCCTTGAAGCGCGCCGTGTTGAGCGAGCTCGTCGTCTTGCACTCAAGCCCGGCGTCCTCGCCGACGATCATCCGGTCGACGTTCGCGTGCGCGAACGGATACGCCGGGTTGATCAGGATCGCGTTCTCGCGGCGGACCCTTTTGCCGATCTGCTCGGCGAAGCGCTCGGCGACGTACTGCTCGAGATCGCGCCCCTGCCTCATCGCCTCGTTGTCGGGCGCGTCCTCGACGAGCCCTCGCTTGTTCGCCCAGACGGAGTACGCGCTCGCCCATTTCGAAAGCCCGCAGATCGCGGCGGCGTCGCTCCCTCCGATGCTCTTGCGGCGGTGTTCGAGCCACTCCTCGCGGCTCATCCCCACCGTCGACGTCTTTTTGATGCCTTTTACCATGTTTTTACCTCCATATTTACTTGACATTTTCAAGATTTTTTGATATAATGGAGACACCATCCTCGGCTGTGCTTACCCATAGCCCGACCTTGCGCGTCTCCAAGCGCAAGGTCTTTTATTTTGCCAAAAGCCGCGCGAGCGTCGCCTTGCTGACCCACTTGCCGTTTACCAGATGACCGTCGACGATGTCCTTCGCGCTTGCCCGGCACACTCCGAGCGCTCTCGATACGTCGGAGACCGTCATCATCTCGCTGCCCGGCATCAGCTCGTTCAGCCGCTCGAGGTTATCCCGATACGTCGCCGTCTCTCGCGCCATCACGCGCACCCCCAAAGTCTCATAACCGCGCCGAGCGCGACGAGCGAGAGCCACGCAAGCCCGGCAAGCCCTACGACGACCGAAGCCGTCACCGCGAACGTGTAGATTTTATGCTTCACTTTGTATCTCCTCTCTCGGTGTTATTTTCGTTCTGTGAATATCAACGAGCAACCGCGCGAACGGGAGAAGCGCGTCGAAGGATATAAGCGTTCCTATCGCCGGAAGTGTCCCGATACAGACCGTTTTGTTTTCGTAACTGACCGTCACGAAGCAATCGGCTGACGGATGAAAGACCTCGATGTCTGCTTGCAGTTCCGGCGCTTTCGGTGCTTCCGGCTCTCTGATTACATCCCGCTTCCATCGCCTCGGCGATCTGCGACCGAGGCGGTAATAAACAGTAGCGGGCGAGCATCCGCATTTATCCGCTATTTGGAGGTCGTTGAAACCTTGTTCGCGTAACTTCCGCATTTCGGCGGTCGTAACATCTACGTTTCGATATGCCATATCATTCCTCGAATCCTTTATATGCTTTCATACGTTATCTCCTTTTCTTCTTACCCATAGCGCGGGCACGCTCGACGACGAAAACCCGCATTTGTCTTTGCATACCGCGTTGATACACACCTCGCGTCCGCGTACGCGAACGATCGCGCGCGGCGCAGCCATATCATCCGGCAACTGATACTCGATCTTTGCGATCCGCTCGTATTCGATCTCCGTCCCATCAAGCGGGTCGGCAACGATGACCGGCGCGCGTTCGACAAACGCTGCAAACAATTCCTCGCCGTTCATTCGTCCGCCTCGTTCATTCCCTGCGCCACGCCGTCGAGCAGTTCGATCGCGCCTTCGATTCGGCAGAGCGCGTCGTCATAGTCTTGCGCGAGCGCGTCGTGTACTTCGTCGCTCTCGCCCTCGTCGCCCCACTCATCCTCGTCGTAGATGTCCTGAAGCGCTCCGGCGGCGCGTTCAAGCGCGCCCATCGCTTTGTAAAATTTTCCGATAACTTTGCTGTTCATACCATCCTCCTGCGTTTTACCGCGCCCGGTTTTTTCATTTTACTTTCGCGCCGCCGTCGATTCTTGTCGTTCGGCGGCTTTTGTCGAGCTTTTTTGACCATTGTTCCCGTTTTGGGGACACGGATCGACAAAAAAATAGGTCGTCAGATCGCGCCGGGGAATGTCAAGAAGTCGGCAAACTGTCTCAATTTCGCTCGCACGGAAAGAGGATTTGCCGGTCAACCTTCGCCGCAGTGCGGGGCGAGATATGTGCGCCGCCTCCGAGAAGCTCGACATCGAATATCCCTTTTCGACGATGCGCCCTTTTAATTTGTTGGTGTTTGTCACCGCGTTTCTCCTTTCTGTTTTTGTCCCCTCGGGGGGGACAAACTCATTGTATCACACCGTCGCCGCGTTGTCAACACTTTTTTCGAAAAAAATCAAAATGTTTCCAAAACGGATTGATTTTCCGCCGTTTTTGTGGTAAACTCAACACAACAAGGAGGACGAACGTATGACAATAAATGAGAAAATCCGCGCTCGCCGAAAAGAACTTGGAATGAGTCAGGACGCGCTCGCAAAGAAAGTCGGATATGCCGGGCGATCGGCGATCTCAAAAATCGAAAGCGGTGAACGAGAGGTCAAATGGTCTACGGTGCTCGAGTTATCTCAGGCGCTCAAATGGAGCACAGACGATATAGCCCGCATTGCCGGTCTTGTCGACGAAGACGACGCGGAGTTTGTCAAAAGTCTCGGGCATATATATCCGAAGGAAGACCTGCCGGACGATCTCGCGGTGCTGAACGTCCTTGTCCGCGACATCGGCTGGGAAATCATCAAGACAAACGGCGAATACTACCTCGGCGAGATCGGCTTGCTCTCCGACGCCGACGTGAAGCGCCTCAAAACCGCCGCCGTCTCCGCGCTCAAGGTGACGTATGATATGATGGTAAAGGAGCGAGGGATATGCCAAGATTAAAAAAACGCGCCGACGGCAGATACCAGCGGCGCAAGATGATCAACGGCAAAAGCGTTGTTTTTTACGGAAGGACCGTCGCGGAGATCGACGAGAAGATCGAACAATACGAACGCCGGGCAAACGCGCCCCTGACGTTCCGGGAGATCGCTGAACAATGGAAAGCCGACTGCTGGGACGAGCTCTCGATCACAACTCAAAAAGGATATACAAAAGCATATGAGCGCGCGGTCGAATGCTTCGGCGACAGATACGCCGAGGAGATCACCGTCCCCGACGTCAATAATTATTTGAAAGGATTTATCTCGCAAAAGTTCTCGCTGAAAACCGTGCAGGCGCAAAAAGGCGTGATCTCCGTCGTCTACCGGCACGCGATCTTGCACGGCGACGTGAAGCACAATCCGGCGACCGGCTTCTCACTCCCGCGAAATCTCCCTAAAACTCAGCGTCTGCCGCCTTCCGAGGAAGATATATATAAGATCGCGCACGGCGAGTACGAATGGCTGCTTCCCCGAATACTTATATATACCGGCATGCGCCGCGGCGAAGTCCTTGCTCTCGACTGGTCAGACTTCGACAGAAAGAGAAAAACGATCACCGTCAACAAGGTAATCGTCTTTGACAATAACAAGCCCATCTTAAAGCACCGCACAAAAACCGCGGCAGGCGAACGCGAGATTCCGTTGCTCGACGCTCTCGCACGATATTTGCCGCCAAATTCAAGCGGAAGGTTGTTTGGGTATAATTACTCTACTCTGCGCGGTTTGTGGCAAAAATGGCAGAAATCTCTCGGCGTGGAGTGCACTATGCACCAACTTCGTCACGCTTACGCCTCGATCCTGCTCGACGCAGGCGTCACCCCGAAAGACGCTCAACACCTGCTCGGACACTCAAACGTCGCTATCACCCAGAACGTATATACTCACATCCTCAAAAGCCGAGCCGAACAAACCGCCGAAAAGATAAACGCATTTTTCTCAGCAAAGTAGTAAAAAAAGTAGTCAGCGGTCTCAAACTCCCCATAATACGGACAACTTATTTGGGTTCAATCCCCACCACTAGCTCCACCCCAAAAGTCCCCGAAATACCTATGTTTTATAGGCATTCGGGGATTTTTGTTTTGTCATAAATTGCACTATTTGACACTATTTTGCACTAAAAAAGTAGTCAAAAAAGTAGTCAAAAAATCTCCCCGCTTTTCACGGGGAGATTTTGCTTCGATCAGACGATCACATCTGCTCCATTTTCCGAACGAGCCGTTCGATCTCCTGACGAGAGCCCTCGTCCGGAGCGTCGGCCATAAGGTCGCGCAGTTTTTCGGTCAGTTCTTCGCCGTCGCGGGAATACCCACGCTCGCTGCTGTAACGTCCCATACTGTCGCGCCTTGCGTTTCTGCCGCGCCCTCTGGCGTAGCTTCCGCCCTCGTAGCTGCCGTCGTAGCTGCCCTCGTAAGAGCCGCCTCTTGCGTAAGAGCCGCCGCGATACGAGCCGCCGCGCATAGCGTTGCTGTACTCGTCCTTCTCGGCCGACATCTCCTCCGTTTTGAGCAGATTCTTCTTGAGGTGCGCAAGCTTGTCGGCGTACTCGATCTCGGCGGGAGTCAGACCGCCGTTTTTCGAGACCTTCTTTTCGAGATCCTCAAGCTCGCCGCATACGTACTCCATCAGTTTGTGCATCACGTTTTCCTCCTTGTTAAGCTATCCGATCGACCGTCAGACTGCCGTCGATCACGTTGATCGTCGGAGTCGGCACGGTCGCGGGATCGTCGAGCGCGACGGTCAGCGCGCGGATCGCGCAGTCTCCCACGGCGCGCCCTGCCGGATTCGGATTGTAGAGTTCAAACACGCGGTTTACCCTCCTCGGTTTTGAGTTCGCGCTCCAACAACATCTCGTCATTGTCGTACACATTTACACCACCTTTACAAGAAAATTGTAAATAAAAAAACGCCCTCCGACAATGAAGCCGGAAGGCGTTTTATATGCAGTTTTTACGCATTATTTCAACCGCTTAAATAGGCGTGCCTGCCCGCGCGTGACGATTGTTTGAGTCTGCCGCGGCGACAGGTTGAATTCCTCCGAAAGGCGCTCTATCGTCTTGCCGTCTATAAGCCGTCGTTTGAGGATCAGTCGGTCACGCTCGGAGTGGATGTGCTCGTCGATGAGCGCCGCCATCTCGCTGTTCGTGTAGTCGATCATCTCCGTCTGCGCCTCACACCCTTGGAGTTTCCGCGCTTTCTCGTTCGCGTGCGTCTACGGATTATCAACCTCTGCCCCATACGCCACCTCATTACTGTCGCCGATAACGTTCACGCCCTGCCCGTCCTGAGTATAAACGTACCCCTCGCTCGTGTAGTCATACGACGACCACGCCCAGAGCCACAGCGCGTTGGACGCAAACAGCGCTATGATCAACACGATCAGCGCGACGCAAAGCCGCTTGTTGTGCCGGTCCATGCGAGTCATATTCGCTTCGTGGACAAAAAACGGGACAGAAGCGTTGTCATTGTCCTTTTTTTCCTCTTGCTTTTTCTGTTTTATCTTGCACTCCTTGCAGTTCATCGTTTATCCTCCGAGAAAAGTCTTGACGAGCATTGTGATCACCGCGCCGCCGACCGCGCCGAGAAGCCACAGGATCATCGACAGCTTCGTGTTGATGATTGCAAGCTGACGCTCGCTCTCGCTCTGCCGGTTTGTGACGATCTCCATATCGTCCTCGCACTCGCGGCGCGTGACGAATATCTCCTTCAAGCGTTCGATGTCGTTTTGGTCGACCATATCACACCTCACGCCTTAACGGCGTCTGCCGTCTTGACAATGCCGGTCACCGCGCCGGTCTTCTGCGTCGAGACCGTGAGCTTGTCGCCCTCGATCTTGCGAACGTAGAGCACCGCGCTTCTCACCCAGAGCGCCATCGGCGTACCGTCCGCAAACGTCGTCACTCCGGAGCGCACGCGCACCTTGTCGCCCACGGCGAATTTTGTCGAAGCGCCGACGATGTCGTTCATCAGCGCGACGACGTCGCGCGCGTTGACCGCGCCGTCGCCGTTCACGTCGGCGTTCGGGTTTTTCGCGGCTTTGCCGGTCGCGATCTGCGTCATCAGCTCGACGACGTCCCTTGCGTTCACCGCGCCGTCGCCGTTGACGTCTCCCGGCTTGACGTAAGTGATGTACGGCAGCTTGCCGTGCTTCGACCAGTTGCGGCGGTTGTAACCGCTCTTGTCGCAGTTGCACGCCGTGATCTGTACTTTGTTTTTCCATTTAGGCGTACACTCCACGGCAAGCCCGTCGCCGATATAAACGCCGATGTGTCCCGGCATCCATACCGCCTCGCCCGGCTCGACGTTCGTGAAATCGTAAGATACGCCCGAGCACAGATTGATCATCGCGTCCTCGCTGATGTCCGGCACGCCGTTCGAGTTGTACTTCGCGCCGCCGTATTCCGCGTTCTTGTCGCCTTTCCAGCCCCAGAGCACGCCCTTGATCAGGCAAACGCAGTCAAAGCCGAATGTGTCGGCGGAAGCGGCGTTGATCATAGCGGCACGGTCTCTGTTGTACGCGTAGTTTGACGTGTAGCGCTTTTTGTTCGCCGCCGTCATCGGTGCGCCGAAGCACCCCAGCACGTACAGCGTCTTGTAGTCCGTCGCGATCTTCTTCAGCTTCGCGACAAAATCCGTTGATTTCATTTGGCGTCCTCCGTTTCATTGATGATCTCGTCGAGCGCCAGCTCGGCGGGATCTTTGCGTTTCGGCACTTCGGGCAGTCCCGCGACCGACATCAGGAGCGAAACGATCGCCGCCATCGCGCCGGTCGAAAGCACCGTCAGCCAGTTGACGTTGCTGATGAGCGCTTCGCTTCCGATCGCGGCAAGCGCGCCCTGCGCAAACGTCCTCGCGGCGCGCACAAGCGCCGCCTTAATGAGTTCTTTCGTTATCATATTTTCCTCCTCGTTTTACAGCGCCTCGTCGATCATCGCCTGTACATATTCTGCCTCGGTCGGATCAACGGGATCGATCGGCTCGTCGGTTTCTTCGTAGGTGTATCGACAAGGTATGTAATCAACCGCACTCTCGTATCCATCATACCCCGACTCAATCTGCCGGAGATACACGCCCTTGTCGGAATAACGCCTCTCTTGGTCATAATGTTTTTGGCCGAGTTCATCAATGTATGGATATTCAATCTGTATTGCCATCATTCACCTCTCAAATCACAGTATATCTGCAATATATTTCGTTGCCGTTGCCAACAACTATTGCGTTAGTTTGGTTTATAGCATCATCCTGTGTCGCGTACCAAACCACATTATATGCACCCGTAGTGTCTGTCGCAGGTAGTGATTCGCCGTTCGTATATGTGCCATATCCTATGTAGATATAGGTATTTTTATTAGGATAATTAGTCGCGTCCAAATATAAGGCAAGACTTGCGAACGGAACGCCTACAACACAGTTTGCATTGATATTTGTCCACGCATTGCTATTCGCCACGGTCGGTGGTGTTGTTGGCTTAAATATTATGCTTGATAGTCCCCTACAATATTGAAACGACTGCGCCCCTATTGAAGTGACGGTGCTTGGTATTATTATCGATGTTAAAGCATAGCAATATTGAAAAGAACCATACCCACCGATGCGTGTTATCCCTTCGGGCATATATACTTGGCTTAAAGTATAATTTATTCGATTTGAAGCGCCAAACACAGCCGAATTTAACGCTGATACGCTTTTAGGCATAAGTAACCTCGCGAGGCGTGTTTCTTGAAATGAACCATCAGGTATTTGGGAAACTCCATTCGGCAATGAAATATATCGGACACCCGCTGTGCCAAAGGCATTCTGTCCAATCTCCGTAGCAATAGTGCAAACTCGCAAACTTGTAGAATTAAAAAAACTATAACCACCGGCATATATAATGCCAACGGCTCTTTGCAAGCGTGCAAATCTGCTACAGGTGAAATTCATATTCTCACCGCCACGATATGTGTAAAAACTCGTCGGTAATAACACTCCGAGTACAGTACTTCGATAATACCAACTCAATGCTCCGGATGCATCGTTACCATCGCCGTACCAAGTTTCACCAAGCGATGTACTGCCGGAAATCGTGAAGTTTCCTGCGATTTTGATTGTGTACTTTCCACCGTGAGTATATGGCGCGGTGGCATACGCGGTTGCGCCGTCGGGCAAATCGGAGATGTGACCATCCCCCCAATCGACAGAGGCCCCCTGTGTGTACTTCAACGACAATGTAGGTGTAAAATAATCATCGTTAAATTCAACTTCAAGATGTACCTTGCCATCATCTGTAGTGTAAAGCTGACCTATTACAATACCACCTGCTTCTGCAACATAATCTTGAGCATCTTGCAACGACCAGTTCCATCCTAATGATGTCAAACCATCGTGTTGTGGATTCGAGGGCATTTCGGTCAACGCTAAAAACTCGGACTTTGAGTATGAATATACAATCCTCTGCTCGTAGTCATCGATAAATATAACATCATTTTCGGGCACTTCAACAAATTTACTCGGCACGTCAACCGTCACGCTCGAATACCCGTCCGCATCGTCCGAGCTTGCGTTGTATGTCCCATTCTCGGTGATATTCTTTGTGATAAGCGTCGCGCCGCTAGGTATCGCCTCGATCTCGTCCGCCATATCTGCAGGATCAATGAGCGCACTTCCGCCCGTCTTTGCGCGGATTGCATCGCCGATGTCGGTCAGTGTGCTTTCGTTAATCGTGACTTTAGCCATCAGTACGCACCTCCTTCCGCTGTCGGCAGAGCCGCGAGAACATCCGTGACTATCGCCGCTTGGTCTGCCGCCGTCCAATAGTCAACGCCTCGGACGGGAGTATGGCCCGCCGCAATGAGATATTCAAGCTCTATCGTCCCCGACGACGGAATAAAATTGCAAACGCCCTTTGCGCTCGTCGCGCCCTCGGTCAGATCGACCACGCCTTCCGACGCCGCACCTTCGTACTTCTGACCTGCGAACGCCTCAAACGCCGTGCCGGAGTTGCCGACTTCGATCTGCGGCGAGAGCGTGTAGCTCATACCGGCACTAAAGCTGATAGCCAGATTAGCGGTGTTCTCCTCGTTTCGCGCCGTGATACGTTCTATCCGCATAGGCGCGGTAAGAGTAAATACCCCTTCGGGGATAAACCTTTCCGTCCCGCCCGACGTGAGCATACGCAAGCACAAGTTAGAGGTCTTATACTCCTCCGCGCCGATCCCCGAAAAGTCGCCGTTGGCGCTCCAGAAGTACGTTCCTGCCGGGAGGTAGTACGACGAGTCAAAGCACCCGGCGTCGGCAATGACGGCGGAACCGACGTCGTTGGTGGCGGTACAGGTCAACGTCCCGTTTAAGCGGACTAAACGTCGGTTTTGCAAAGACGACGTCCCGTCAACCGTCTTGCACAGATTTTTCCCCGCGCGCCATACCGAAGCGCTCGCTTCGCTCGTCGTCACCTTCAGCGTCTTGACCGGAGCGGCGGCAGCGTCATTTATCGTCACGACCGGCGCGCTCGCAGATGCGCTCGCCGCGCTTCCGACGTTGAGATAATCCCATATACGGTTATCGACCGTCCCGGTGTCGCCCTTATCCCCTTTCGGTCCGGTTTCTCCCGTATCGCCTTTATCTCCCTTGTCGCCTTTATCGCCCTTGTCTCCCTTGTCGCCTTTTGCACCGTCGGTTCCGTCGTCGCCCTTGTCTCCCTTGTCGCCTTTTGCTCCCGTCGCGCCGGTATCGCCTTTTACGCCCTGCGCGTGTACGCCGGTATCGCTCCACGTTCCGCCGGAGACGTCGTAAACCTCCCAGTTCCCCGTGGAAGCGCTGATACGCGGATAATTTTCGACGGCGTCCTCTGCGGCTGTCGCCGCCGCGACCGCCACGTTCTTGAACTGTTCCGTTTCGACGCGGTATCCTCTCGCTATCTCCGCGGCGTCTTGTGCGTCATACATATAATTTTCAGCGCTTTCCGCGCTCCCGGCGGCGGCGTTCGCGCTCCCGGCGGCGGCGTCTGCTCTCGCGGACGCGGCGTCTGCCATCTCGGACGAATGCTGCGCCCAGTTTGCGGAATGGAGCGCTTGAGCCGCGGCGGCGTCTGCACTCCCGGCGGACTGCTCGGCGTACCACTTCGCGTTGTCGTGATACCCCGTCTCGCCTTCCTCCACGGCCTCTCCGTCGACCGTCCCTTTTGCGTATGCCTCCGCTTTGTCTGCGTTATTGTGCGCGACCGCGGCGTAATGCGTCAGCGCGTCAAACTTTTCCTGCGCTTCGATCTTCGCGCCGTCATAAAGGTTTTCGGCGACGATGATCTTGAACTGTGCGCTCTGGAGCACGCTCTCGCCTCCGATTTCCGTGATGCGAAGCTCGGAGGTATAAACGCCCGCCGCCTCCGTCATCGTCGTCGGAAGCGTCACTCTCGCGGTCTTGTGGTCCTGCGCGACCGTACCGGCGATATACTTCACGACCGGCGGATTGTCGTCCGTCTGCGTGTAAAGGGAGACCGCCGTACCGCTGAGATCGAACGGCAGACCCTTATCGGAAAACGTCGCCTCGATCACGCGGGAGCGCACGTCGCCCGCCTTTACGTTGACCGTGCCCTGACTGTACGCTTTCGTCAGATCGAAACTCAGTCTGTAAACAACATCATCCATCTGTTATCTCCTTGTCTCGGATAAATCCTGAATAAAGCATAACAGAAAAAGGGGGGATATGTTAATCCCCCCCTTGTTTGAGCCACTCGTCGATGTCATTTGCTTTCTTTGTGCGGACATATCCGAGCGCCACATAAGCGTTGAGCAGACGCCCCTTCATACTGGCCCGCTCGCCCGTTGACGCTTCGAGATAGAGCGGCTTGAAGTTGTCCGTGATCGCGCGCGCCAGCGTTTTGGCTCCGACGCCGTTGTCAAGATATTTCTTGATCGTCTTTTTCAGGTCCTTCCCGGTGCTGACCGCTTCGATAAAGTCGTCGTATTTGCCGGAGTCCCCGTCGCCTTCTCGCGCCGCGTCCTGCTCGTCAAACCACCAGAAGATTTCGTCGTCGTCCATCCCGACCACGTCGTCGAGTATGTTTTCGACGTCCTCGCGCTTCATCTTGTTCTTGCGGTATTGCTTGGCGATATACTTCTTGACGGCGGATTTCGCCGTCTTCTCGTCGCCCAGCTCCGCTTTGACCGTCTCGACCTTCTCGTTTTCTCCGGCAAGATACGCCTTGACAATGCGGCGCGCCTGCTGCGTCTGCGTCCTTTCGACGCGCTGTTCGAATTTGCCGACCGTGCCCTCGATGACGTCCTTCGTCCACTTCACGACGCCGTCAGCGATCTTCCCGGCGTTGTTGACCGGCAGCCCCGTCACCGTTTCGATGACCTTCGTCGCCGAGCGCTTGAATTGCAGTCCGATCTTCGCCCAGTCGCCCGCGTTCAGCTCGCCGTTTTCGTCAAGCGGCGTCGTAAAGGACGTCACAAGCTTCGTGATGTTGTCGACGAAATCGTTGACCTGCGCCACGGAGTTGACCTCGAACAGCGGGTCGTTGTAAGTCTTCGCGCCGAAAAGCTTCTGTCGCGCCAAGCCAAGAAGCGAATACAGCTCCGAGCCGCCGAGAAAGTTCGAGATCGTCGTGTCAAGGAACATATCGGCGATATGCAGAGATATTGACTCCGGCGTGAGCTCCTCGTCCTCGTCTCTCCACGAATCGACGCGGTACAGCGCGAACGCCGCCAGCGTTTTGAACGCAACGATCATAGCCCCGGCGATCAGCAGGGAAACGGTCGCGCGCTTTATCCCCGTCGCCGCTTCGCTCACGTCCTCGGCGGTCACTCCGTTCGCCTTGTTCTTGTAGTCCTCGCGGTATTTCCGGTAACGCCCGATGCTCTCATACATGATCGAGAAGTTCTGCAAGCGCTGTGTCATGAACATCGTCAGCGAGCGCACGAGCTCGTTAGGATCGCGAAGAATATCGGGGCGCTGGAGCACTCCGTAGCTCGGCTGGGTCTCTTGGATCCCGCGCTCGAACATTTCCGCGACCGCCATATAGTATTCGTCCGACCCCACCTTCAGCTCCGGCGAGTTCTCCTGAACGTAGTATTCCGAAGCCCACCACAAACGGTTGACGGTGTAGTTGTCCGCAGCGTTGATCCACTTGAAAAGAAAACCGAGCTTGTCCTGCGCAGCGTCGAGCGCGCTCCTGCCGCCGGCCTGACCGCCCGCCTCGCGTTCGGAAACGCCGTAATTGCGGTTGTAAAGGATCGACGTCCACTTCGCTATGAGCTGATCGTCCGCTCGTCCCGCAACCGGAAGACCGTGCAAGCCGAACGCCTTTGCGACCGCCTTGCCTCCGTAGACCGAAGCGGCTGTCGGCGCGGAAGCGACCTGCGCGAACGTCACGCTCGGATTGAGCGTGAGAACGGCGCCCGCGTACTTTGAACGGATCCTTTGCAAGAACGAAACGCTCTCCTTTTTCCTCGCGCCGTTCATATCCGCAGTGAGGTTTTCGAGCCACCTCGTGCCCTTCTTGTGATCGAAGACGGTATCGAGCGCCGCGGTCAGACTGTCGACCTTGCCCTCGACCATAGTGCTCTTGCCGACGATCTTTGAAAAGTCCCGGAGCGCCGGAGCCATCGCCGCGTATTGCGCTACCTTGCCGATATGATCTCTCGCGACGTAAGAAACGCCCTCGAGATAAAGCGGCCGCACGCCCGTACCGACGCGCTCCTTCATAAACCCGGCGCCTTCGACCGTGAAATCGTGGACGAGACTCTCAAACGTCAGAGCGCCGAAACGCGAATCCGTGCGGATCGGGAAATAGTCTTTGACGTTCGCACGGTCAAAGCCGTACATCAGCCGCGTCGCCTCGTTCAGCTTCTCCTGCGATTTCTCCGCAAATCTGCGCCATGTATAATACCAGCGCTGATCGTAATCGTCCCAAACGTCCGTTATCTTGGATTTAATATTCTCGGCCCACTTGCGCGCTTCCTCAAGGTTTTCCTCGATCTGCTTGTCGAGCGTTTCGATCCTGTCGGCAATCTCCTGCCGGCGCTCCTCGTCTTTGATTCCGTCGAGCTGTTCGCGAAGCGACGCGCGCTCCTCGTACATCTTGTTTCGCTCCTCAAAGTGAGGCGGGACGATCTTCTTCCAGCCCTTCCCGGTGTACGCGTCGGCAAGCTTGCCCTTGTAATACCGCTCCTTGTCCGGCGCGGAAAGCCCGTTTTTCACGACGTAGGCGAAGTTGTCCGGATGATCGAGAGTCAGCGCCAGCATAACGAGCATATCGTGCGTAACGAGATACGCCTTGCCGTCCTCGTCAACGAGCCCGATGTCAACGGCGTTGTCCGGGTTGATGAAAGCGTCGAAGACCTTTTGACTCACGCGCTCGTGATTTTTGACGCTGCCGCGGTCTCCGGGCATAAGATTCTCAAAGACTTTGGAGAGTTCCATAACGATATCGCCGCGCTTCAGGTCCGCTTCGTTCAGCATATCGTAGATTTGCACCCACGCGCCGTTCTTCACAAAGCCGCCGAATATCTCGAACGCCGTGCGCGGCCGTACCGACCGGAGCACGTACTTTGAGACGTCCTTCGCGCCTCTCGTCTCCCGGAGCGCCTTGTTGCGCAGAGCGTTGATGGAGAGCGCCTTCTTCGTCGAGATCGTTTTCGTCTCCGTCGCGACGAGATGCTCGATCATCCGCGCTATCGTGTAGACTTTCGTCAGCTCGTCCTCGGTCAGATCACGCACGCTTCTGCCTTCGCCGAAAATGTCCGCGAGCTCCTCAAGCGCAAGCTTCACGGGATCGTGGTCGACCGAGACGGTGTGGCCTTCCTCGTCCTCGGTCGTCATCTTCGTCGGCAGAGTGTCCTGTTCGAGCGCCGCGCGCACTCTCGCGTCCTCGTACGCTTTGAGAAGCGCCCGCGCCTGCTCCGCGACGTTATCGCTCTTTCCGTTGTACCTCCCGAGGAGCGTGAGCAGATCGGCGACCGGCGCGATCATCTTGTTAGTCACGTATTTGTTCTCCGCGGGACGGAGCAGACGCTGGCGCAGTCTCGATTCCAGACGTCCGAGCTTCTGCCTCACGTCCGCGGCGCGCCTGTTCGACCTCAGCTCGCTGATCCGCTCGCGATATTTCTCGCGCACCGCTTCGATCGCGGCGTCTCTCTGCTTGCGAAGCTCGTGATTCTTCTCCGCGCCCTTCCAGCGCTCCTCAAGCCGCACGCGCTCGATCTCCGCTTCCATTTCGGCGCGCAGATTCGCTTCGCGCGTGATATACTCGGCGTTCAGCGTCTGTTTCGTGTTTTCTCTCACGCGCGCCACGTAGTCCTTCAGCGGCTGTGACGCTTCCAGCTTGAGTAGACGGCTGTCGGCGGCGTCGATCTGCTTCGTGAGCTTCGCTTTTTCCTCCTTCAGCTCGTTGATTCGGGCAGTATCGCGCGGACCCTTCGCAACGGAAAGCTCACTGATCTCGGCGTTGACCTCTTTCAGGCGCGCCTCCGCTCTGTTGATCTCGTCGACCGAGGAGCGGTATCGCTGTATGTTCGTCCGCTCCTCCGGCGTCTGCGCCGCGCTTGCCAGCGCCTCCGACAGTATCGCGCGGTTGCTTGACCTCTGCGCTTCGTATTCGCGGTATCCTTCCCAGATCGCGCTTTCAAGATCGGCGTCGATAGCGTCGTGATCGAGCTCGTACGTCTGCTCCGTGTCGTTCTTCATCGCCTCGACGATCTCCAGCAGGCGCGACGGCATCGAACTTTCCTCTGCGTCGAACGTGCCGGGGAACTGGCTCGCCCATTCGCGCCACTGCACGTCGAGCGCCGTTCCTGCGCCTCTGTCGGAAGTGAACGTCACTTTGTCGCCGAAAAAGCGCTTCGTGAAATTGCGCAGCGATCCGAACGAACTCTTGATCTCGCCGACCATAGTCTGATCGAGATATATCTTCGTTCCTCGCACGGCGTTCAGGACGGTCTGCGCGTACTCCGACCTTTCGGGCGTGATCTCGCGCACCTCGTCGATCTCCGAAACGACTTTTCGCACTTCTTCGTCGAGCGCGGCTCTGTCCGGATCGTCCGCTTTCATTTCCGTACCGATGCGCTCATACAGCGCCGCAAGCCGCTCGGCGATGTCGCCGGTCTTCATCGTCAGTCCGAAGCGCTCGCGAATCTCCTTCGCCGTCGCTTCGCTGTCCCTCTGCGCCTGCGTGCGTCCGCGGGAGGAATAGCGAATATCGCTCTTCTCCTCGTTGAAGCGCTCCGAAAGCGGGATCACGTTGCCGCGATCATAAGTTACAGGGTCGGAAAGCTTGACGTTCTTGTTGTCAAGGACAATATAAGCGTCTGTGCTGCGCCCGAAGCTCCCTTTGTCATGCGATAGGATAATGCCGTCATAGCCGGCTTCGATCAGTCCTCGGGTAAGAAGATCCTTCGCTTCTACGTCAAGAGCGGTCGCTTTCTCCGTCCACTCGTCGATCAGTCTTTCTTCTTCGTCAAAAAGCTCGCTGATCGCACTGTCATCCCACGCCGAGCGACGGTCGGCGTCAGGGTGACTGTTCCTCCACTCGGTGATCCCTTTTCTCCACGCTTCGCGCGCTTCGTTCACTTTCGACTGATACTCCGCATCCAGAGAAGCGATACGGCTCTTGATTTCTGCATATCCCGGAACGATCTTTTCGAGCTGCCTCACCAGATCGGAGCGGTCAGTTGCCGTCAAAGCTTTTGTCATCCTCGCGTAAAGCGGCATTTGTATATCGCCCTTCACACCGATATCGTCGGGCGAGGTCTTCAGGAAAATACCTCTCGGAGTCTCGTTATCTCTGCGGCCTGCGCCGTCGTGACCGACGTCGAATGAGGTGAAGACTGCGCCGGTTTGATGGTAAAGCTGGATCGGCTCCTCATCATCGTCCGTCAGGGCTCCCCATCGCTCCGCCGCCTCGTCGACCATACGCTGCGCCGTCTCCATATCCCCGCGCTCCACGGCGGCGAGGTAGTCGGCGTCTTCCTGTGACGTCACGCGAGACCTCGAAGATTTTTTGGTTTTCTTTACGTCCTCTCCGGTAGAAGCGTCGGCAAACGTACCCTCCGCCTCTCCGACTCCCGCTTTCGCATATCCTTCGCGGGCGCTTGAAAGCGCGGCGGCGAACATTTCCCGAAGCTGATTCGCCTCGTCGATCCACCCGCGAACGAGTTGTCCTTCCTCGCTGTCTGGAGTGAGCCCCTGATACAGCTTGCGCAGACGGTCGACAAAGCTTTGGAGCAGATCGCCGATCCTTTTCAGAAGCCCCGGATTCTCCACGGCAAGGCGGCGTATGACCTCGCCGTCCTCGAGCATACTCTCCATCGAGTCCGCGACGAATTCTTCGAACGCTTCCTCCGTGTCGAGAGTGCGACCGTTGTCCCTTGCCTTCGCGATCTGCCCGTTCACGAGATCGGTCACGCTCTGGTTGTGCTTGCCGTAAACGGAAACGAGGAAATTCGCGAGCGCGCGGAACTGCGCCGGTGAATTCTGCCGGATGAAGTGCGTCAGCTCGTGAGCCGCCGTGAACATAATCAGCGAATTCCCGCGCTCTCCGGCGTAGATGTCGATATAGATGTCGCCGGTCGCCGGATCATACCACCCGTTGTCGCCGACGCGCTCGCCGTTCGCGTTCTTTGCGGATTTGACGAGATGGATATTGACGCCCAGCGCCTTCGCGAGATATTCGAGCCCTTCGACCGTCACGGCGTGCCCGCGGTCGATCAGAGTCGTGTTGTCCTCAGCGGTGATCGCGTCGTCGAATATGACTCTCCCCTCGCCCTTGCGCGTGTACGTCAGCTTGCCCTCGTCGACGTTCCCCTGCTCGGCGGCGTACCTTTCGTTCCCTCGCGCCTCGCCGAGATCGTAAGCCCTCTGCAAGATCGTCGCGTTTGCGTTCTGAGCAAGATCAGTTTTCACCGCGTCGGCGTACCCGAGCCCGAGTCGGCCGTAGTTGTACGCGGAGACGGCGGCTGCCGTCATCGCGGCGGCGTCGACGCTCTCCGATCCCTCGGCGCTCTCGGCTTCGCTCGCAAGCACCGCCTTCGCGATCTCGTCGGCGTCCCGCGCGTCCACCGCCTTTGCGTCGGTCAGAACGCCGTACACGGCGGCTTCTCTCGCCGTCCCGAACGTCACATTCTTCGGAGATACCGTCCTTCCGTCCGCAAGCTCGAAAAGCTTTTCTCCGTTTTCTCCGCGCACGATGCGGTCGATGTTCACCGCCTCCGCTTCGCTTCCGTTGTCGGCGACGTATTCCGTCTCTCCGCTCTCCGTCGTGAGATATTCACCGGAGCGAAAATCCGCGAGCGTGCGCTCAACGTCGTTCGCAACCTCCTCGGACGCCGTTTCTGCGAAATACTCCGCGGCGTCCATCGCGCCCTCCGGCGTGACCTCGACGTCGTACGCCTCGAGATTGTATTTGTCGTACAACCTCTGCTCGGCGGCGCTGATCGCTTGGTCGGCCTCCGCTGTCAGCTTGCCCTGCATTTGAGCGTTCGCGCGGTTGAACTCGAACTCCCTGATCTGACGGATCGCGTCGGCGGTGTTGTGGACTCTCGCTTCGGCGGTCGCCACGCTGTCGATGTTCGCAAGGTTGAACGCGCCGCCGGAGAATCCGCCGGAAACGGCGCCCGCGGCGGCCTCCAGCCCGATCTCCTGCACGTTGTCCCCGATCGTGCGCCACAGCGCGTTCATCTCGTCGCCGCCGTTCTCGGACAGATAGCGGCGGTACGTCTGCGCGAACTCGCTCATATTCCCGCGGACGACGATGTCGTTGAACAGATTGGCGACGCCCGTCGCCGCTTCCTCGGACGCTTCCGTGCCCGCCTGCACGAGCGACGCCTTGAGCCATCCCTTGAAACCGGCGAGCGCCTTCTTCGAGAGCAGCTTCTCGATCGAGACCTCCTCGAACAGCGCCTCGGCGATGCCGTCAAGCCCTGCGCCGACGACGATCTGCGCCGGAGAAGCGCCTTCCTCCCACAGCTCCTGCGCCCGCTTCTCGGCGGCTCCCATACCCATAGCGTAAGTGTAATTCTTCCCGAGTGTGAACGCTCCGAGCATACTGTCGGCGGCGCTCATCCCTGCGTTGTAGAAAAACTGCCCGACCGGGTGCCAGTCGCGCGAAGTTCCTTCGCGTATTGCCTGCGCTTGATTTGACCACGTGTTCTTGTAGGGATGATATTCTCCGGTAAGTCCTTCCGCCGCGGTTTCGATAAGCGCGTAGGGAGCGCCGAAAACGCTCATCGGAACGCTGGCAATATTCAAAAATATCCGCTCGAGCGCGCCGGCTTGCGCAACATAGTCGGCAGAGTCCTGCATAAGTCTTTGATCTGCAATATCTCTCATAGTGTCAAGATACTGCGCGGCCGCTGCGTCTCCCTCGGTTCTGTATATATAATACCAGACCTTTTTTTCATCGTCGGTAAGCTGCTTCCACGTGTCTGCTTTATAGAGCCGTTCGTAATTCGTCGAGTTTGGACCAGACGCGGTGTCGGCGGACAGAGCGAACGACGTCTGCGTATCGGGATCTGCCATAAACTTATCGTAGCGCTCCTGCGGATTCAGTATGTCTCCGGCCTCGGAGTTCTTTTCGAAATCCTCTCTCCCGTAATAACTGCGAGCGTTTTCAAGAGGAGCCACGAGCCGCTTGTATCTGTTCGCGTTCGCTTCGAGTTCGTCTCTGCGGGCTTGCCTGTTTTCCGCTTCCTCGGCTTGCTCGTGAACTTCAACAGGATCATATCTGCCGTTTCTCGGTTCCGTGTCGCTTTCCCAGTCGGCACGTCCTTCGATGTTGTCAATGAGCCGGCGATACGTCTCCTGTTCGTTTCCTTCTTTTTCGGCGTCTGCTTTTGCCGCTCGGCTTGTAGGGCTTATAGGATTTTCGGCATTTCTCCTTTTGTCCTCGTAATCCATCCGCGCAAGCTCGCGCTTGTTGCGCTCGTACTTCGCCTTCTGCTCCTCGAGATAGGCGTCGGTCGCGTACCTCTTGCGCTCATCTTCGAGCGCCTTCTCGTCGCCGAAGTAGACGAGCCATTTATAGCGATCCGAAGCGTCGGCGGAAGCGCGCGCCTTCTCGCGGAGATCGCGCTCGTCGATGCGCCCGTCGCCGTTCGCGTCGATCGTCGCGGCGTTCTTCCCCGTTTCGTACGAGCCGTACGCCTCGTCGAACGCCTTTTTCGCGCCGTACTTCGTCGAATAGAGCTTTCGCGCTTCGTTTGCCTGCTGCTCCGGCGTCAGCTTCGAGTATTCGCCCGCGTATCTGTAGTAAAGATCGGCGGCCTGCCTTTGCTCGGCGTAGGACTTCTGTATGTCTGTGAGCTTCTCGCCCTTCATCAGCCGTCCCATAACGTCCTTCGACGCCGCGACGAACTGATCCCTCGCCGCGTTGCTTATAAGTCTCTGCTGATGCTTCGCCTGATAGTCCGGATCGTTTGCCAGCTTGACCTCGCGCGCCGCGTCGTACGCCTTGTACTTCGCCTCGCGCGCGGCTTCTCTCTGCGCTCTCGCCTGACGCGCTTCGTATATCTCTCGCGCGCGGCTTCTCGTCCCGGCCGAAGTCGTAGCGGATGCCGACGTCTTCTTTCCGGCGGCGGCCTGTCTCTGCTCGTAGAGCTCCGTCGCCCTGCTTTTCGTTGCGGACGACGAGGAGGAGGCGGCGTTCTCCTCGCTCGTCTCCTCCTGCTTTTTCTTGTGTCTTGCGTTGTAAAGATCGGATGCTCTGCTCATATGCTCCTCCCTTATTTCTGTGAATAGCTGACGGGCGCACGCGGCACTCGTCCGCCACCCTTCTTGTGCTCCTCATCAAGCCGTTCGACGTCCTCGGGCTCAAGAGATATGCCGTAGTGTATCTGGATATACGAAATAACGCGCGAAAGTTCCCAGCCCGTCGTGTCTTCGATCTCCATGATCTCACGGAGCAGCGCGTCTGCGTCTGCGTCGTTGTGGGATCCTCGATACTTCTTTGCAAGCGTGTCGAGAGATTCGCGGTCGTATTCGTTGAGGTCTCCCCATCCGGCGTATTTGACCTCGCCTGTGCCTTCGTTGCCTCCGCTTCCGCCGCTTCCTCCACCGCCGCCGGACGCCTTGAGCGAGAGGTTGACCTGATCCATATACCGGTCGTACGCGGTCTGATCAGCTTCGCGCGCGCGTTCGTATGCGGTCTGCTCCTCGTCTCGATTGCGGCCGTAGAGCTGATCCTCGGCGTCGTATGCGTCGCCGTATGCGTCCCTCGCCACCTCGTAGGCGGTCTGATAAGCGTTCCGGCGGTCTCCCCACAGCCCGTAGTCAAAGCTTCGCTCATCGCGGTAGTCGCTCCCCAGACGGTCTGCAAGGTCGGCGGCGATGTCGCGGTCGGCAGCCCAGCGCGCGTATCCGCGGTCGTCGTCAGCTGCAAGCAGATCGTAGTTCTGGCGTAGGCGGTCGCCCTCGGCGTTGTACTTGTCGAGCGCGAGCCGGTAAAGCTCCGGCACGACCTCGTCCATCCGCGAGATGTAGTCGTTGTACGCCTGCGCTCCCGCGGTCGCCCCGTAGGAGTTGCCGTAACCGCCCGTAAGCGCCGATACCTGACCGACGGTGTCCTCCATCGCCCGACGCCCCATCGCCTGATAATCGTTCTTGTACCGCTCGTAGAGCGCGTCTCCGTCGGTCGAGAACTTGAACGCCGGACGGTCGACGAGAGTCGAAAGTGCCTGCTGCATCGCGGCGGCGTTCGGGTTTGAATACGGTGTATAATTATTCAGTCTTTCTCTCGCCTGCATATAGGCGTTTTTCTGCTGCTGTACTTCCTCGCTCGGCGTATATCCGCGGCGCACGTAGTCGGTGTATTCAGCCGACGCGCTGTTCTTCTGCGTGGTCGCCTCGGCAAGCTGGCGTCTCAGCCGTTCGAGCTCGGTCTCGTTCTTATTTGCCATTTTCTTCCTCCAGATCGTTCAGCCGGTCTTCGATGACGTTGAGCTGATATTCGATATAGTCGCGCATCGCCGCCAGATTGCGGTATATGTCCGCGATCTGCTCGTGCACGTTTCCGCTTGCCGGTCTTCTCGGTACATCGGGGATCATCTTACCTCGTCGCTCCCTTCTTCGTAGATTTTTGCGAGTGAGTATATCACGCAGTCGCCGTGTCCGGCGAAGCGTATCTGCATATGGTCGCACCGCTTCGGCCGTATCGGTATCGTGAAGCTCTTTCGACCGAACGACGTAACCGCGCTTTTGCGCTCCCATCCGTCCTCGTTGTCGTAGCGCAGATATATCTCAAGCTGCGCTCCGAAGTCCATCATAAGCCGGATATTGAAGCGTGACAGATACTTCTGATTCGGGCTCTCGTAGCCGATGACCGGCGTGACGAACTCCCAGTCGAACGCTCCCTCCGTCTCGTAGTCTTCGTCGTGTTTCTCCGGATCGTTCACGACGGGCGCGTCCGGTCTGTTCGAGATCATCCGGTATTGCCCTTCTGCGCTCTCCTCGACGAAGGTCACGAAATTTCCGAGCGAAGCGCCGAACAGCGCCTTCGTTTCGTCCTCGCGCGTCCACAGATTGCGGGCGAGATCGTAAACGAACATATGATGTCCGCCGTCCCGATCCTCGCAGGAGAGATAATACTTTCCGGCAGCGCCCGCGCCCACGCCGTTTTTATAGCGCGCCTTGCCGATCGGCTCGCCGATCTCGTGTACCGACGTCCCGTCATAGTAACACACCCCGTTCGGCGAGAGGTAGAACACAAGGTCGTTCACGACGGCGACGCTCCGTCCGCTTCCGGACGCCACTCCGGGCACCGATATGCTCGACAGACGGTAGTTCGACGGCGCCGTGCCGTATATGCGGATGACTGCGTTCTCCTTGAAAAACACCGGACCGCCGAAAGCAAACGCCGCGCCGGTGAATCTGCCGATCTCGCCGCCGACGGTCACCGCGTAGGAGTCCGTCGATATGCCCGCGTAGCTGTTCCAGTTGGAAACGTCGCCGAGCTTCGACGCGCGTATCTCGTTCTTCTCGCTGACGCACCCCCAGACGCGGTTTTCTCCGGCGCAGACGAATTCAAACGCCGGAACGGTTTTCGTGACCGTCAGCGCGTGAGACTGATCCTGCCCCCGATATCCGCGCGCGGAAACTGAGACCGTGTTCGGTGTTTCGATAATGACGTAGCTTCCGATCTCGGTCACTCCGTCGATTACTTCCTCGCACGGTCCCGCCTTTTTGACAATATGACTTGCCGTGTTGCCGGTGTTCAGCGCCTCGATCACGCGCTCGTTGTATGCTTTTTCCCTTGCGCCCTCGCCTTCTCTGGTTGCCGCGAACGCGTTTGTGATAACTATTGCGTCCCCTTCTTTGAGCCGGTCGCCGAACTCGACGCCGGCAAAGAATATTTTTATATACGCACGAGAGACGGGTATCCAGTCCTGAAGAACGGTCGAGTATTTTTTGAGCTGTTCCGCGTCTCCCGCGGTATCGATCCAGTACAGCCCGACGTCTCCCGTCATTCCGCTCGGGTCGGGCGCGGCGTCGCTGTACCAGACAAGCATTTGGTTTCCGTCGATATCGCACGGGATATATACGGCGTCGTTGACCGTCGTGTCAAGTTCAAACGTAAAGTCGAGCGCCTCGATCGTGTCGACGAACGTGCCGTCCACCTTGAACGCCGGGTCGGGATCGCGACCGTCGGAGCGAAGTATATACGCGTTGCCCCCGAGCCCGACGATATGCTTCGCGTAATCGTTGTGAGCGAAGCCGCCGAGCGTCGCCGCGTCGTCAACGTAGAGCGCGTCGGCGACCGTGTTCGGATCGTCGGCGACCGTGTTCGGATCGACGGCGACGTACAGCGTGCGGACCTTGTCGTCCGTGCTTTTCAGCAGCGCAAAACCGCGCGGCTTTTGTCCGCACTCGTTGATGCGCCGGTGTTCTCTCGTCGAAGCGGACGGATATTTGTCGCACGTCGCGTTTTTCTCCCACGAGAACTTCGTCGAGACCTCGCGCCGTCCGTATCCCGCCCATCCGCTGATGGTGGTGCGGTCGTTGACGTCAAGACCGGCGAAGATGTCCGCGAATTCGCGCCTCGCGCCAGTGTCGGATAGAGTGGGATATATCATCGTCCCGACCTCCTTTGCTCAAAAATATGTGAAATACGTGCTTTTCGGCATATGCGTCCGGTTGTACCAGCGCGAGAACGCCTGAAAAAGCGCGTTGAATTGCGTGATTGAGTTGTTATATTTCGCGATCTCCGAATTGTGGAGGTCTATCTGCGCGCACAGCCAAGCCGGATACAGCTCCGCGTACGCACGGTCGGCGAGAAGCTCCGTATCAGCCGGGCTCTCCGCCGTATATCCCTCGAAAACGACGTCCTCGCCGCCTTCGTGAGTTTTGACGATCTCCTCGTATATCTTGTGATCGAGCTCGGACAGCCACGCGACCTTGTCGCTCCGGTCGAAATCGTTGCCCTTCAGCGCGTCCGCTCTCGTTATCGCCTCGTTTATGTTCACCCTGCGCTCTCCTTTCAAGAAAAGGGGGACAAGCGCCCCCCTGATGCCTTACTCCGTCTCGAACTGACGAGCCGCGTTGTGCGCCTTCATAAGCGCGCGGTCCTTCTCGCGGAGCACTTCGTACACGCACTCGGGGACCTCGACCTCGACGCCGCGCTGGATGAGAAAAGTCCTCGCGTTCACGGAGACGAAAACGTCGCCCTCCGTCTCGCTGTACGGGAGCATGATCTTGATCTTGCGCTCGCCGGTCTGCTCTGCGGTATTCTCTTCGATCTCGGTCTCTTTTT